ATTGATAAGCCGTTCACGATGATGTCAAAGTTCTCAAAGACGCCGAAGACAATTGTTTCAGGCAGGTCAGGGTCAGCGATGAATAGAGTAGGCGTGGACGCTAGATCTGCCGCTTGCCGTTGAATGAAATAAGTATTGCTGGTGGGGATCATAACGGGAAAATCAACGACGCGAATCGTGCGGCGGGACACTATAGTGAGGCTCCCAAACTCATCGCGCTTTTTTGTTGAGAATGTCAGATTGCGCGAGGTGACGCCAGCAAGAGACTGGCCAGCGTCCACTACCGGCCCTATGACCAGCCGACCGACTGAAGATGGATCGCTTGGCCCGGTAGAATAGTTTGTTACGTGGAGCGTGACGCCTGCTCCAAAATAAGCGGGAAGATCATCGAATACCAGCGTGGTTTCATTGGTGTAACCTGTAAAGAAGAACTCCCACCAATCACCTACTCCAATGTCGGAGATGTTTTTCGTTAAACTGTAGACTACGCCGCCTGGAAATACGATGGTGGGGTAGATGACCGCCTCATATGTGTCGCCGGGGAACGGTATCGAACCCGTGGCTGTAACGGCTATCCCAACCCTCTCGTAGTCAACCCCTTCTTCTTGCCTAATCCCGTTCAGGAGCAACGTCGCAGTACCATCGACGGAAATCAAGAAGGATGCGTTCAACCCATTCTTCGTGCCGTAGATGGTTTCAACAATTGGCACATTTCCCGTGTATATGATCGCTTCGTAGACATCGGCAAGGAATGGGATCGAATTGACCGCCGTGATCGCAGTACCGACGCGGGTATAGTCCGCGCTGACACCTTCTACCAGTTCCCTGCCGTTCAGGAAAATACGGGCAACGCCGAGTGCTTCTGAAATAGTGAAAGCCGTATTTGACCCATTCTTCGTGCCGCCTATATTTTCTAGAGCAGGTTCGTCTAGCGTGAAGATTTCTGCTATATAGGAATCACCAGTGAAGGGAATCGAGGCAACCGCAGTGATCGCAGTACCAACGCGAGTATAGTCAGTAAGTTCAACCTGCCTCACTCCGTTTAGATACAACATGACGAACGTCCCGGCGACTGAAATGGTAAACGCCGTATTCACGCCATCCTTCGTGCCGCCGACATTCTCCACGGTCGGCGCTTCAATGTTCATTATCGTACTGTCAACAATCTTGACATTGACATTCAGCCCGACGGCACGAAGGACGCCAACCGTAGTGGTGACGGTTGGTATTGGGACTGATACTTCTATATCACCAACCGCCTCACTTGGTGAATCCACTCCCTCGCGCCACATGCGCCAGATATTCGCGAAACCGAGCAAAATCCAGGTGGGCGTTGCCTTTGCCGCTCCGACCGTTGGTTGATCAGTTGTGCTCGGGCTTGCCACCACTTCGTATACAGATTCGCCCTCGACTTTCCGTGTCCCGAGTACGTAGGTGCCAGCAGCCCAATCGGCGTAATCATTGATGACGTTCGTCGTCAAGTTCGTCGAAGTCACTGTCATTGGTACTACAAATTTCATACCGCCGCCTGTGCCTCTCGATACTCTCGGTCAGCAATGTCAAGAATCCTAATGTTCGTGCGGGCACTCGTGCGACTGTACTGGTCAATGCGGAGAAGGGTGGCTTCAATCCGCACATTCACAGGAGACACTAATTCTGGCGGTGTAATAGTCAGACCGCGCTCGGTTTCTAATGCAATCCGAAACTGCACTAATGCCTCGGCTACCGAAAGAACACCGGTTTCAATCCCACGTAATAGGTTCACTTGCTCTTCTGCCTTGGCAAGCTGATCATCAAGCGCTGCTATTTCTTCATCGAATTGTAGCGCCGCCTGATTGCTGGCTCTCGTTGCTGCCCGCTCTATCGAGGCTGTCTGAGATTCGATTGCGCTAACAGCCGCCTCAGCTTGATCCACTTGCCGTTCACCTTCATCGCCCAGACGCCCAAGCAGGGTCAGCGTGCGAACTTGTTCGCGGCGGAAGTCTGCCGCCGTTGAGAAGTTGCCGGACTCGACTTTGGCCGCGATTCCTGCCGCATCTCCGACTTCTGATATATTGCCGGTGGCCAGAGCCTGCCGAACCGCTGACAACGCTGATGCGCGTGTTTGAGCGTCTTCGCCTGCGATTGATGTACGAAGCGAACTCACCGCCGATGTTATGGCATCTACTACCGGCATCAGGGCAGAGAGCGCCTTCTGTGCCGCTTTGCCAGCCGCTTGGTTTGCCGCCTGCGCGGCCTCGCTAACCTCCTGGGCCGCCCTTACACTCTCGTCACGCTCCCGCTGTATGACGGCCTTTCGGGCTTCAATGGATTTTCGGAGCGCGCCTAGGGCCGCGTCAGTCCCGTGCTGGGATGTTTGGAATAGCTTGGCCGTAGCTGCGGCTTGGTCCGCTGCGGCTTTGGCAGCCGCTCTCGCCATGTCTTCTGCCGCCTTGGCAGCTGAGGCAGCCCCTTCCTCAAATGACGTGAAAATGATATCCAATTGTGGGGCGATAAGCATAAGCGCTGCGAATGCCGTCCGTCCCGATTCGGTCGTCAGGTCCAACCCGGCAATGAGCGCAACCATTGCTTCTCTTGTGATGGGTATCTCTAATCCAAGTTCAGCGAATACTTCATTAACACCCTTCTGTATCCGTTCGAGCTTCTGCTCATCCGAATAGAAGTTTTCAACGAACGAATTGACGCCCTTGGCAAGCGCATCTATTCCGCCCGCGAGCATTATCAGGTCGTCAGCGAAAGTGGCACCATCCACTCCGACGTTGAGCAACGTGGCGCCCATAAACTCCAGGACGTCGTTGACACCTTGGAGTTGCGAGCCAAGCCGCATCATCGCCTGGGACGCGCTCTCACCGTCCCGGGCAAGTTCGAGCAACCCGAGAGCACCGGAACTTTCCGCAGCAGCGCCGAATACGGCATCACTCAAATTCAGGAACCACTCATCAATGAGATCCTGTATTTCAGCTTGGGACTTGCCCTTTGTGCTTATCTTCAAACCGGCAACGCGCACGGCGGTCAGTAGGCTACGGTCGATGTCGATACCGATGCCCGAGAAGATGACCTGGGCGCTGTCGATGATCGAGTCATAAGCGTCCTGAAATCCCGAAGCCGTTGCGGCGTCGAGAGCCGTCAGTTTGGTGCGCGTCTTGGACTTGCGAAACAACCCGCCCTTGCGGTGTTGTTCCTCGAACGATGAACCTGTTACGCCATTCGCACCTAGGCCAAGCTGCACGCCTGCGTTCGTGGTCTTAAAACTCCCGCCGAATAACAGCCCGCCAAGTTTGGGAATGATGGAGGTTATAGCAGCACCGATGAGCGGGCCGATGATAGGGATGAACTTGGCTGTCGCGCCCACCGCCTTGCCGACAAACCCGCCAATTGATTCACCAACTTTTGAAATTACGCCGCCGAGTTTATTAGTAAGCCCGCTGAATATCCCGCCTTTCCCGTCCTTGCCACCTGTGAAGATGTTGCCAAGCATCCCGCCTGGCCCTAAAAGTTTGGCCGCCGCCATCTCTGCCGCCATTCGTCGCAAGGTCTTCGAGAAGTTCCCAAACATCTTCTTCAGTCCGCCATCGAACGGATTGAACAAGAAGTCAGCAAATGCCGTCTGTATATTCCGCGCAGCCTGAATAGCGAATTGGTTCATCTCGTCGGTATGTTGGCCCATCATGGCCAGAATCTCGTCGAGGCGTTCCTGCTCCAATGTTGTGAGGTCGATGCCGACCGCGATGGCTAGTGCCTTGCGAGCTTCAAGGGCATTCCGTTCCGCTTCCAGTAATTGCGCGCTGTTAGCTATGCCGCTCTCTGTGATCAAGCTGAAGCTGGTTTCAGCTGCGGCAGCTAGTTTAGATAATTCAGCCGTGCCCTGGGCAGATAATGCGGTGAACGCGGCTGCCAGGTCCTTGGTCATCGTGCTGACTTCTGCCAGAGGATCAGGGATCATTTTTATGACGCTAACCAATGTTTCCAGATCGACGACCGCCGCGCTCAGGGGCGGATGTAACGATTCAATTGCGGCAGCAAACTCCTCCGCGCCCTTCTCGTTCAATAATTCTTGAAGGTCAGCAAGCGCCGCCAGTACCGGCAAGGATGCCTTTTCTAATGATCCAAACTGTTTTTCGATTTCGCTAACAAAGCCTCTGACAGACTTGGCCATCTCGTCAAAAGACTTCTCACTCAGGCCGTCAATCGTGCCGCCGAATCTGGCCGCAAGTTCGTCGGCCTGAATCAAAGCGCCCATGGATTCTAAGATCTGCTCTTCCCATTTCTCGTAAGCCTCTGCGGCGTTAATGATCGTGGGGACTACTTTATTGGTTTCCTCTGTAGCGGTTGCCGTGAATTCGTTTAGCTTCTTCAGCGCCTTGGAGTTTGTTTCGTACTTGCCGGAAAGATCGGACAGCCCCTCGCGCATCCGCTCCAACACTTTCGTAGTTTGAATTATTGCCCCGGCATCCATGACGATGGAATTATCATCAGCCGTGCCGCTAGTAAGGCTGCGCCTCAGTCTGACAAGTTCACCTTCAGCCTCGCTTATCTTGACAACGTACTCTTCTATTTCAATTCCGGTCGTCACTAAGGAACTACTGATTTCACTTATGGCCAGGTCGCGCTGCGCCTTTCCTAGATCCTCTACCGACATGGTTAGCTGGTCTACTCTATCGGTGAAATCCTGAACGGGCGTTATCGTGCCCTCCATCTCTCTCTTCCACAAGATGAACTGATAGACGAGTTCACCGACCAATACCGCCGCCGCTCCCAAGCCAGTGCGGATGAGGGCAGTACGAGTCATCTTCAAGCTGACCACCAATCCCCGCGCAGCAACCCCAGCCGCCAGCAACGCCCCTTGGTAAGCGATGACCCCAGCGGCACCCGTGGCGAACCAGGCGGCAAGTCGCCCGCCATTTTCCAGGACCAAGCCAAGCGCAGAGACAAGCCCCTCCAGTGCAGACACGGCAATCGGCACAGCCGATTCTCCAAATGTCGTTAGGTGCTTATTCAAGCCCTGTATCGCGAGGGTATAGCGCCCCTCGACGCTGGCAGCCCATTTGTCGTATGCGACCTGCAGGTCACCTTCTACCGTATCGGCAAGTGACGCAAATATCTTTTTATTCGCTTCCAGATTCTCACCCAAGAGACTGAACAACCCGCGCATCGCCCTGATGTTCGGGAATATCTTGATCATCGCCTCTTCGTTGTCGCCAATGCGATCCTTCAGATCGCTCAGTGTTTCAAGAAGCCCATCTTGGCGGACACCCTTTCGCAGTAAGGCGAACGATGTGCCCAGCGTCTTCAGAGCTTTGTTGGCATCTTCCGTACCACCCTTGGCTAACGTCGTGAGGACGGCCTGTAACGATACCGCAGCCTCAGCAGCTGGAGAACCGAGTCGAGTCATCCCGGCAATTGCCGCACCGACTTGATCGAAACCAACGCCTAGTTTCGACGTGATCGGAAGCAGCGAGCCTAGAACCGGGGCGATGGCACTAGCTTCCGCCTTGCCTTCGCGCACGGTTGCAGCAAGGATAGCCACGGCCTTTGTGGCGTTGATATTCCCTGCCCCGTAAGCGTTCACCGCCGAAGTAGCAGCATCAGCGATTATATTGGTCTCACCCAACCCAATCGCGGCACCTTTAGCGGAAGCCTCCAACGCATCCAGCGCCGCCGATCCTCGTAGTCCAGCGGACGTGATGAAAAACATGCCGCTGGCCATCTCTTCGGTGGACTTGCCCACGACACCGGACAGCTCAATCATGCCCTTGCGCCATTCGTCGGTCTGCTCGCGACTGACTCCGACCAGCGTGTTGATCTTCGTGACGTTACGATCAAATGCCGCAAAATCCGTGAACATTTTCCGTGCTATGATTCCGCCGCTGAACGCGAGGCCCAGCGAGGCCATAGACCGTGACAGCACGCTGAACCCCGTGCCCATCTTCTTCGTGGACTTCGTGATTCCTTTTTCTGACTTCCCTGCCGCCTTGGTGAGTTTGCCAAGTTCTGCCCGTGCCTTCTTCAGGTCTCCGGTTTCGGCAGCGAGGATCAATTTGGCGAAGTCTGCCATGGTTAGTCCGTCCGGTCGTAAGGCGCAATACGCATCAGCGAGTCATTATTCCGCTCGTTCGCATAAGCCCCGCTCATTTGCCTGATGCAGCGGAATTCCCACGGGTCCACGAGCGACCCCGTTGCCTCGGCGTATGCTTGAATCTCAGCCCATGCCATCACCGTTTCACCGTACCCGTTATTGCCCGCCCAGCCAAGATCAGCAAGTGCTGCCACAAGGTACGCTCCTTGCTCTGGTGGGCTTGGAAATGGCATCCCCATCGCCTCGGAGCGCGTCTCTTTGTGGTCCTTTGGCTTGACTGATAGGTAGCCGACCTGCGCTGCATATTTTGCAAGGTCGGCAACTATTCCCCCAAGTAAAGGCCTGAATCATTCGACGCGGTTAGGATTTGCTGAGCGAAACTATCGCCGCGCCAAACTTCTTCGCCATCACCCTCTTCATCGTCGGTCGCCATAAGCGACTTGACACTAACGAAATTAAGATCAAGAAACCATTCAATATCAGCCTTAGATGTCGTCAGCGGTTCGCCGTCGCGTTCGATGTACTCGAATCCGCGAATGACGCGGGCCGCTCCCTCCACTAACGTCTTCTGAATATCCTCCAGCGCGGCTGATTGTTCGGCCTTCTTTTTCTTGCTTCTTGCCACATTTAACTTTGCGCGCGCGTCGTCAAGGATTCCGGCTTGCACTGAGCGGGCTTGTGAGCCGACGACCATGACGGCACAGAAATCCTCGTCCATTCCATCCGTCGCGTCATTCATAATATAGAAGCCGGTGGCAGGATGCCGTAGCCTAACTACATGCGGCTTCTCTGCTGCCGTTCTTGCGTCGTGTTTTTTGAAGTCCATTGCGTTTTTCTCCTTCGTCTATGTTTTTAATTTTAGCGGACCGGGAAAACACATAAACCCGGCCCGCCTTACTCACACCTTTGGAGGGAGTTGGGGTGTGAGCTAACCATTACACCTGGGTGCTATCGACCGTGAAGTCATTCTGCTTGAAGCTGACCTCGAAGCCTTCGTGGGTCGTAACGTCACCCTGGACTTCAAGGTACCCATTAACGTAGCCCTGCGCGTACTGGATAGGATCGCCAACAACGAGCGCCTCAGCCACGCCAGAACCGCGTCCGATCTTGATCGAAGCAAGTCCCTGCGCACCGTTCGCCGTGGTTTCTACTAAAGCCTGGCCCGTGTCTGCGGCAACTTTACGAAATGAAGCGGTGCTTTCGTTTCCGCTCATCGCACCCTTGACACCTGCCGTGAATCCGGTCTGAAGGTCCGGCACGTCGATGTTCGCACCTGAGACGCCAAGCTGAGGAAGCGATTGTGCTCCCTCAACCTTGGTAAAGGTCAAAGCATCGAATCCCGCAGCATCGTTCGTGGCGGGCAGAGCCGCACTAATGAACAGCGTTTTCCCGATCTGATTTTGAGTTGACATTATTTTCTCCTAAGTCTGTACCGCATAATCTACCCTAACCGGCACTCTGAAATCCGGTCCATCCTTATATCCCGCCAGTACCTCCGGCGGCTTCGTGACGAGGGCCACCCCACTCGCAAATGAAATCCTCGTCTTGTAGGCGAAGCGAGCCATCACCCTATCCGCAAGGGCATTAGCGGAAGTCACAAATTGATTCTCTCCCACGACGACGCTTACATGGAGTTGGCCTATGACGGTCTCTCCCGTTCCATCTAGCGTCGGGTCGTCACGCGATCCTGGTATATGATCGACCGCCAAGAAGGGGCGCACGGGGTTGGCGTCTTTATTGGGCCACGCAATCGGCGGCACGCCAATCATCCCGGCCAGATGCTGATAGAGGGCAATTTCTATTTGTTCGAGGGATATTGCCATCACTTGCCCTTGTACTTGTCCACATTCCGGCGCACAATCGACTGCCATCGCACAGCGTTCGCAGATATCCAGTGCCAGCCTTTCTGATTGTAGACGCGGCCCAATGAATCAGGGCCAGAAAAACCAGAATGAACCCTCGCGGAGTATTCTGCCGTCCAGCCAAAGCGAAGCGTGTCCCCGAGGTTCATGCCACCAATTGCGGTCACGTAACTATTCGCGCCCTCTCCGCCGAGCACCCCATTGGTTTCTACGGCCAAGCTATTCACGAGATCAGATGTGACGACAGGTATGCGCCCTTCAATAATCGTGCCGCCAGCGGTCTTGCCTTGCGCTGTGGTTTGGGCGGCTTCCATTACGTCTTGGATGCTGTCCACAGCGACCGCGAGCATGGCCTTGGCGGTGAGTTTCTCCCACTTGCGGGTGCTGGCGGTGAAGGTAAGGGCCATTAGTCCACCGCCATCTTCACGCGACGGAATACCGTGCAGTGACACCATATTGTGTGGTCTATCGGCGCGGCGGGGTCATTTGGATACATGAAGCGAACGCCGTCAGGGAACACGAACGGCTCGTCGTTCGGCAGCACGGTTCCACTTATCGCCTGATGATCTGGACGCGGATCTTGCTGGTTGCCGGGATTCCATTGCCAACGCTTGCTTATCGAATCCACATTGGGCCGATCCTGCAATTGCCTGTACGCAATATCCTGACCACCCGCGATACCGCGCCGAGCTTCTACCTGGCCGATGGACCTGGCCCTGTACCGCTCTGCTCGGTCGGCATAGCGCCCCGTGATCGTGTCAATCTGACTCACCGATAGCGGCTTGCCTTCTTTAATCGCCCGGCGCACCTGTGCGTCGTAACGCTTGTCACGCCATTTTCGAGTCAGGTATTCACCATCCAGCTCTTGTAGGTTCTTGCGCGTATTATCAACAGCGCGGCTCTGCTGGCGTGTAAGGCCGATCCTAGCGCCCTCGCGAGCTTTCCCCCTGCCGATTAGCTCGCGGGCCACCTTGGCGCTCCCGTGGCCATCGCGTAGTCCTTCTTGAATGACGTCGCGAGCAACTCCCATAGCCGTATCGCTGATGTCCTGCACCAGCCGCGCTCCGTTGTCCACAATCCACTGCTCGGCAATCGTTTGTGTCCCGCTGAATGCGAACTCAGCTGCGATGGGCGCAAACGATTCGACCGCCATGCCGGAACCGATAAAGGCAGACCGCACCGCCTCCGACAATGCAAACATCCGTTCTGGTTCTAACTTCAGCAACACCCTAATCCGTTCGATATCACCACGCTCAATCGCCGCAGACAGCGCAGTAACGGAAACGTCCCGCGCACCCTTATGGACAGCTTCACTAAACGCCTGAGCGATGGCAGGGCCGTGCTTCTTGAGAAGGGTGACGTAAGCCTGATATTGTTGCTGGTTGGCGCCTCTCATCATGCCCTGCACTGGATGATGTAATAGAGCGGGACGCCGCCCGGTGCTTTGGGGATAACGTCTATAATCGCGTGCTCAACCGCGCCGATATTCAGCCTATCCGCTACCGTAGGCACTTCCCCAATTGCACTGACCATTACCTTCTTGTCCGTTGCGCGAATCAGCGTGCCGTCGATTTCATTCTTCTTCCAATTGTCGAGCATCGCCGGTAATGTAAACTCCTGAGGCACGCCGGTCGCAGGCGCACCCCAGGGGGTTGTCGGCTCATCGGCGGCAACGCGGATCAACGTCACCGTAAACGAGCCTGCACCAACCTCTTTGGCGACCTCGCCAAGAGCTGAGGCGACTTCTGCTGCTATGATCTGGCCACTCATTGCCTGGTCCTAAGGTGCTACCACTACCTCAACCAATACTCCAATTGATTCCAGCCTTTCACGAGCCTTCGTTGCCTCCTTCTCGTCCAGCACTTGAGTAGCCAACGCGGGCGGCAATAGGTCCGTGCGCCCTCTCGCGCCCGCCGCTTGGCGCAATGCCTCAACCTGGATATCTTTGACCAGTTTATCTATCTCGCCTTGGATGTAAGCAAAAGTGGCGGCGTTGGTGACATCGGCTTCGGTCGCTGTTGCCTCGTTGGAGTCGGCCCCGGCAACGTACAGCTTGATTGCGTCGATTTTGTCGTCGTCAATAGACAGCGTGAATGTGCTGGTAATCGTCTGAGCCGCGAGGGCGGATGTAAACAGAATAGTGAGCAGCGTGAGTTTCTTCATAGTAGATTCCTTAGATCAGACTCGCCCAAGCGCCGTTTTCGTAGCCCTCGAATTTATTCAGCGTCGTGTTGTAAATCAACATTCCATTTTCCGCTGTCAGCGCATCGCGTTGAGTAGTGGTCATTCTAGGGATGAGTAGTGCCCCGGTGGTAGACGTCAGATCCAGGATGGCGGATGCGTCGGGAGCCGCAGTACCTATGCCTACGCTTCCGGTTGCTTTGATAAAAAAACTGCTTGTTCCGGCTTGACTTAGGAAATTGTAGCCATTGTAGGTTGCCTGCGTACCTTGGAAATGGAGTACCCCGTCCGCGCTATTTCTTCCAATCTTATAATAGTTTGTTGTATCGTAGCCCACCCTGAGTTGATCAGCCGAAGTAGTACTAACAACCTGAAGAGCTGCGCCTGGAGTCGCCGTCCCGATGCCTACGGGGCCGCCGGTAAACAACGCCGAATAGGTGGGGTCAGAGAAAGTCGTTGTGCTTGTAAAGGTGTTGACTTGACTTCCACCATACGCTACCCACGCTCCACTCTGCCGCGTGCAAATGACCTTCTTTGAGCCGCCGCCCGTTGTGCAAGATCCGTCAGCGCTGTCCTGGACCAAGTAAGGTGTACCATCACCATTCGGCGGGGATGCTGGCAAACCGGCGACAGTCGTGATCGTATAGACTGCCTGACGTGACAGGTTGATTTGGGCAGTCAACGATGCGGACAAAATAAGAGCAACAATAATAAGTCTGCCAGCCATTTTATTCACCTACCGACCACGCGCCCGCCATCACTCGGTTAGGGTCACGCACACAGTCGAAATATAAACTCTCCAATAGCGTCGACGTTGGGGAAGACGAGAATGCGCCGTTGGCCTTGTCCCCCACGACGGTCCAGCGAATCGAACCCGCTCCGGTTAACGCCTTCTGCTGACTGGGCGTGTACGTCTGGTTGAAGAAATCCGCCGTAGTCAATTCAAACTGTGCCGCGATATAAGCGCCAACCTCCGCCAACGTCAGCAGATTATACCCCGTTGCGATGTCGGTCCCGGAGCAACCCGTGCGGAACAGGTTGACATAGCGCAACTGGATGTAATCCGTTGCCCGCACCAGCGCCGCCGTTGCGTCTGCGTCACTTGCAGCGACTGGGGCGCTGTTGCCGCGAGCGGTAGCAAAGGTGCGAAAGTCTGCAAGCGTGCCTATCATCGGGCTGCATCCTCTATACGGCTAACTTCGCGTCAATTTCGCGTTGCAGGCGTTTAACGCTCCACTGCGATCTGACTTCAACTCCAAGCTCTTTGGCTTGGGCGATCAATTCGGCCTTCCCATAAAATACCGGTTCAGGGTTGACGATCATCATCTTCTCTTCAACGATATGGCCTTTGTTTTCAAGCCACGCGGGAACCTTGTCACCGTCAATCTCAACTAGAGAGCCGACAGTTAAGCCATTCGCGCCTTTTTTTGTTACTTCAAATTTCATATTGCCCTACTTTAGCGAGGCGGCCCTGTGACCGCCTCGCTAATGTTTCGGTTAGGAGCTATGGGCCAAGCCCATCTGGTTTGAGTAGTCGTGGCGAAGCTGCACTGCGGCAGCGGCCATTCCGACGAACTTGTAGTCGTCGTGAGTGTTGGCGCGAAACTTGGGGATGATCGTGCTCGGCATTGCGTTCAATACCTGCACAACGTCCGTCCGTTTGACGATTGCAATGATCTCGTTTGCTGGCACGTTAGATGCCGGGACGATGCTGGCAATCCCGGCGATTTCCATAACACGTTGGAGGATCGTTTTATCGCCCTTCGTGGTGGAGAAGTCCGTATTGCTGGCATAAAACCAATCATTCCAGTTCAGGTAGATGGTTGCCGGAGTGCGGAAGTTGTCCGCGTGGAGCAACGCCAGCGTGGCTACGATTTCCGTAACCCACTGAGCGCCGGTCGCGACGTTCAGTGTGACGCCAGTAGAACGCGTGTTGCGTAGCGGATCGTTACGCAAACCATATAGCTGGCTTCCGCCCACCACAATCTTTGCCGATCCGTTCAGCGCCAGGTCTTCGAGGTCTTCCGCAATGCCGCGCATTGCGCTGTCTCGCGGAGCCATGTCAATGGAGAAGCCCTTCGCGCGGGCATTCTCCGCAAGCCGCCAACCGTAAACGAATGGGCGGGTAACGATAGGCAGCGGCGTGGAGAAGTGTGCGTACGCTGTACGGTCTTCTGCCCCATCAGAAATGCCATCGAGAGAAATGTGAGTCTGCCCGGAGTCCGACGCAACGATAAATTCGTGACTAATCGGCCCGATAGGCACCGGACGCGAAACCGCACTGGCTAGATCATTGAATACTGCCAGCACGTCGCGCTGGATGAGTCCGACGTCCGTGTCGATCATCTTCCAGAAATCGGTTGGGAGACCGGAAGCGTTGCCGAGAATGGTTTTTTGGCTGCTGTTGAACTGTGCCCGCTCGTTGCGTACATAGTCCATTTGCTCTTGATTGAATTGCAACATTTACATATCTCCTTAGGTCAACTTGACGCGGTTGGCGATTACGGCGTCGGCCAGCGCGGCAGCCGCGAACGTACCGGCCTGCTGGCAGTACGCAATTACCGGGTTGGTAGTGGCGGCGGCTGCAAGTTGCCCATTGGCGTCAACCGTGAGCGGATCGCCGACGGCGTAAGTGGCTGCGGCCATTTGAACCTGGTAGGTCTCGCCCGGCACAGTAACATAAGCCACACCAGTATCTCCACTCACATAAGCGGTCGTGGTGTCCTGGTTGTTGAAATCAGCGTTGGCGAGCACGAGCAACTCATTGTCCGAATCGACAACGACAGCGGCGGTCAGGACTACTCCGTTGGATGTGACCAGAAGTCCGGGCAGGTACGCACCGGCAACCGGAAGGTTGACCGTCTCCGCTTGGTTGCGGGTCGGTCCGCGATAGATGCTATTGCCGGCCATTAATTTTTCTCCTTGCTGAGTCCCATGACCTCGTTAAAGTCGTACATTTCGGCATCTTTAGTGCCGTGCTGATACCCATTAGCGTTCATCGGAGCGGCGTTGCCCGGTTCCGCCTTCTTGGCTAATGCGCGAGCAGCATTCAGCGTCAGCTCTTTGGCGGTGACCTCGTCTAGCAGGTTCGCCTTGACGATCTTACTCGTCAGGTCCACCAATTCCGCCGTGTCCTTGGCGTCCTGGTTTGCCTTGATGTCCACTAGGCTAGCGGTCAACGGCTTGACCGCTGCCGTTACGGCATTGGCGATTTGCTCGCTGATGCCGTCCACTTTCACCTTAAGGTCGTTCACCTCTCGGGAAAGCTCTTCTACTTGCTTGTTGTCTTCAGCCATATCGGCCTCCTTATTGCTTCCCCGTAGGGCATTCGTAATTGCAGACGAGAGCCGTTCAATCAACGATTGGACAGGCTCAAAGTCTGACTCCTCAAGAATCGAATTGATAACTTCGACCTTTTCTTTATTGACTAACATTCCCACACCCTGATCCGGCTTGGCAGCGCCTTCCTCGTAGGTAAGGATAGCGTCATGGTCGAACTCAATATTGCGCGCTATGAACTCATAGCCGCTCTCGGTGACCGCTTCTAAGTTTGCCACCAATCCCGTGCTGGTGTGAATCGGTTTTCCTTCATCGATAGCCGCCAGCAAAGAGCGTCCTTTTTCCGAAGAGCGGGCAACCTCGACGTCGATCACCTTGTCAAGGAACACACGCCCATTCTCCTGCCGCACATTAGCGTTGAACGCTCCGATGCCGAAGATATTTTGCGCCTCTGGGTCTTTCGCGGAAACGTGAACACCATTGATGATCGGATGGCCGAATGGCGCGGGGCTGCGCTCTAATGAAGCGTAGGATTTGGCAATCTCATCAGCAGGGTAATGTATTCCGTTCATCACGATGCCGTCGGGCATTGTTGCTGATGGGACTACCATCACCTCGCGACCGTTGCGAACTTCCAGCGTTGGTTTGCCTGCGTTCGTGCGGACGTTGATGCGGACTAATTTATCTGGCATCGTCTTCCTCTTCTTTTTCCACATCGAGGCCCTGCGCCTCTAATGGCTTAAATCCTGCCTCTTCACGGATTTCGTCTTCCGTGAATATCGGCTGTCCATCCACCCCGTCGCGGTTGATTTCGCCCATTTTTTTGGCTCGATTCATCCTCTTGTCTGGAGCCATATCCAACAGCGAATCCCATCCCACTGTATAATCCCTTTCGGGGAGAATTGCCGCGCTCTCCAAACGTCTCAACACGTCGTGCAGAATCGGATGAATGACTCTTTCGCGTCGCGCCATACACACACGATTGAAATCCTCTTGGTCTTGGGTAGATGCGCGCTCACCCGTCTCGTTGCCGACTAGAATGCGCGCAGGAATGGCGACCGACGCCGCAAATGATTGCAATGCAGTGTTGAAAAACTCTTTTGGCTGAGGCAGACTGATATTAGTAGCGTGTGCCTTCATCCCCGCCAGCATCAACGACTTGTTGAACCCGAGCTGAAACCCTTCGATCTCACTATCCAGGGCTTCTTTGACTTTATCGACTGCGACTCCCATTGCTGCGGCCATGTCTTCCAATCGCGCTTCGGGATCGACTTCGATCACCGGCAGGCCCTTCGCGGTTTTCCAGAATCCCTCGCCGCCCGCACCCTTGATCTTCTCCATATCGAGCAAATCATTGAATCCAGGCTCAAGATCTGATCGTGGGTGGACAGTTCTGTCGCGACTCCAGATGATCACGCGGTCAGGGTGGACGTCATAAGACCGGCGCGGCGCGTTATTGTTATCCTTTCCATTATTCAACACGCTCTCACGCATTTCGTACATGAGCGGCAGACCGTAGCTCGGGCTAGTTTCTTCTGTGTTCCAGTTCTTGACGACGAGTTGCGCAGCCCACACCGGCTCAGCCTTGACCAGGCCCCTGATACCACCGGGAACCGTGTCGATTGGCTCAGCGAATCGCTTGCTATCGGCGAACCGAAGGATCAAGCCAGCATAGCCGCCGATATATGCGCGGCGATCAGCCTCAATTGCCGATTGCCAGAAGCTAATATCCGCCAAGTGCTGCCGAATATCCGATTCCAGCGGACTTTCCGTGGGTTCAGTTTTTTCCCAGATAGCGGGAAGGGTCTGCCATACGCGCAGTGATGTCTTTTCCACCGCAGCGCACGCTAGGCCGTTCCTATGGGCGGCACGGAATAATAGATCAAAGGTGACATCACCCGGCCACCCATAATCCACCTCGAAATCATGCCGCTGATTGGCGAACGCCAGTGGGAATATAGTCGCGAGGTTGCGGGTCAGGGCGTTAGTAATACGGTCGGTCATCTGGCTCCGTACCTTGCGAGTGTACCACTAGAAAGAAATGCGCCAAAACGCTTGGTTTCTTCGAGCATCAGATCCGATGCCGCCCAGACCATTGCGTCAGCACGATCAGGTGAACGGTCGCCCATATAGCCGGACGCCGAGAAGTTAACCAACTGATCTTCAAGTTCTGGCCATCGCCCGAGATGGCGCATCTTAGGATGATCGCCGTCATATAGTACCGATATCGGCTCAGCTCTTACGTGTTTACCACGCGATGCGGTCACCATCGTCACCGGCACACGCCGATCAATGGATTTAATCGTGGCTTCGACCATCGCACCGCCATAGTTCCGCTCAGCGATAATCCTATCAGCTCCCCAACGCTTAAATGCGGCAACTACCTTGCTCGCCCACTCTTCCGGCCCAGCACGTAGCGAACAGTCTTCCAGCACGATGCCGATGCCGTCGCGAGTCCTGCCTACAACAACGATGCCGATTTCGTCAGACCGTTCTTCCTCTTTCCCGCTTGCGCCACTCGGATCAACGCCAACAACGATGCGCCCGATGTTGTACTTGTCGCAGATCGCCGCGCACGTATCCGCAGTCAGCATTCCTTCAAAGTCGATGCGCCCCGCCTCCAGTTTGTCGTACGTCCATAGCGAGCCATCAACCTCATCGACATAGACGCCTTCGTAGAACCGGCGGCGCTGCTTCTCTGGTAGGTTCTTCAGCGACTGTATGAACTCGGGCGACAAGTGCCCGGAGTTGTCTGCCGGGTTGAGGAATGCTCGCTTGTAGTTCTCGGGGTCATTCAGCGGAGCGCGCGATATCGGGTCAACGTGCTTGCCGAATAGCTGGTTGCTCCAGTGCATCGAGCCGCTTGGGTTGAGATCGTAGTAGGCCCGCTGTGTTAGGTCGGTGCGTTGCGCGAGACGTGTCAGTGCGAGCGTGACCGAGACGTACGGGATCTGGCTGCACTCATTAAAGTACACCGTCGCGAACTCCTGCCCTAGGATCTTCTCTGTGCGCTCTTTGTCGTCGAGGCCTCCGACCCATATTTGCGACTTGTTCGGCAACTGATAAAAACCGTCCTGCCGATGCTCGGTCAGCTTCACGCCCGGAGCTTCCATGCTCATCACCTTCGGCAACGTGTCGAGCGCAATCGACGAGCGTGCAGCGTTGGCGCGGAATCGGAGAATGGCGTGGCGGGACTCCTTGGCATACAGCGCACGAAGGATGATTGATCTAACGAGTTCTGTAGTTTTCCCAGAGCGTGCGCCGCCGACAAGCGCGGTGTGACGCTGGGGACCTTTCAGCAGCTTACGAGCACGCTGTTGGCCTGGGTTCTGAACGTACATCAGAGCTTGTTGTCGTCTGCTCCGAAATGCAGATGAATTTCGCTTTCTCCAAGGTCTAGCTCAACAGCGATCTTGCCGTCCATTCGGTCCCAGACTTCCTTGAGCGCTGTCGAGTTGCCCTGTAGTGCCAGCTTGACGGTGGCGCGAGCGACGAGTTCGGCGTAGGTGAACTTCTTCCCCTCGCTGGTCTCGGTTACCTCGTCCATCATTGCCCGCATGGCCGAGGTCAGGCATTGCCTGCTCTTTGGTCGTCCCAGAGGATTGCCTGACTGGCCTGGCTGAAACAGATACGGCTTGCGGGCCTTCTCAAGCGCCACCATGCTGTTCGAGGACTTCTCAGTGTCGGACATTGTTGGTATCATCCCATATGGATGCTTTTGTTTGTGAAATCAGAGTTCTTAAAGAAGATCATCGACGGCAGCAAGACCATCGAAATTCGCTGCGGGTCGAGATATCGCGGAATTAGCGTCGGAGATCGGCTGTCCTTGAATGGATCAACAATACGCTACGCGAAGAACGTCAGACGCTTTGAGACACTGACCAAGATGATCGCGGGCATCGACGTAAAGCTGATCGGCTTTAGCTCTAAGGCAGAGGCTCGTAGGGTTCTGCGAACGCTGTATCCCAAAACAGGTCCTCAGCTCTGGGTTGCGATTGGGTTGACTGAAGATTGCCCCAAAGCGCGTCGAGAACGGCTCTGATCGACACGGCGCACCTTTAACTCTTCAACCTTCATCAGTGATGTTCGGCGTGAGGGCGCTACTAAGACGACCAGCCAGATTCTTGACGCTCTTTTTGACCATGATCTGTGTCAAAAACTTGCGGCCCTGTTTTGGAGTGCCGACGCTTACGTAGTCGAGATTCTCGAAAAGCGGGACGAACTGCCCTATTGAGCGCACCCAGGAGCATTGAGCGAAGTCGAAGATGCCACGAAACAAACCGCGCCCTCGATACTCGGGCAGTATCGCAACCGCCATCACACAGTTGTAGCCTGGGTTGATAAGAAGAACTGCCGCGTCCTTTCCTTCAACCTGAAAAAAGAGTAACCCGCCGTTTTCAGACCATCGCTGAACCGATTGACGACCAATGAACGCTGGAAATCTGGCGCGATCATAGATTCGCTTAGCTCTTCGGTAGTCCGTCGACCGACCGAGGACGACCGTGAAGTCTAATCGAGGACGACTGACGAGTGTTTCTTTCCGCATTTCGGACATACGCAATTAGGGAGCGGTGAGCGGACCGAATCTCTGTCTAGACTGGGCGGCGGTTCGAGATCCTTAAGACGCTCGGCGAGAATAGCATCGAAGTTCAGCAGCTCGTCGAGCGTTTCTTTGTCCAGGTATATGCTCTTTAATACGTCGTCGTCCATCCCGGCAAGAAAGGGTGCCAGAAGCTCAGCCGTCGGATCGCCGTGCACCGTGTTCGTGTTCACCGCGATTCTCTGCGCCTGCTTGTCGTCGCACTCGACGACAACCGCTGAGATCGTCTCGTGGTTCAGCTCTGATGCCGCCATCCATCGGTGATTGCCGGCCAAGATTTCGTACTTGTCTTCGGCGTTCTTTCGCACGATGATCGGACAAAGAAACCCGTCTCGCTCGATGCTGTTCTTTAAGGCGTCCATCTGCTTCGGGGTCAGAAATTGCGGGTTCCTTCTCAACCCTACACAGTCTGCAACGGGGATCAATTCGAGTTTTGGCTGTTTCTTCATCTGCTTTTCAGTCTCGGATCCGGTTTCCCGCCACGCACCCTACGCCTGCCGCGTTTCTGACTCATGCTAGCACTTCTCGGTCTCGTTTTCGTCCACGGACCGCGCAGAGAGCGTCCCTACGGCGTCCGTGGTGCCCGATTTTGGGTTTATAGCGCCCAGACACGTCCAACGCGCTGGAGCGGTGCTAGTCCTTCGCCGTGAGAATATCTCGGGCGACCGGGCCAGGATCGGGGCCAGCGAACCGGGCGTTACCTTGGTCGAATTACGGCAGACGAGGTCTAGGGCGTTGTACAGTTCGGGCGAGAACCCTTCAGCCCTCCTGAAGACGACAGCCAGGGCGACCGGCTTATCGGCGAACTGAGCGATCCAGGTTTGGGCAAGATGCTCGGCGCAGGCAGCGTCGAATTCGGCATCGAGTCGGGCTGTTAGGATTCGGGCTATCTTGAGCTGATCGAGCAGATCGGCCAGGGAATCTGGGACTTTCATGTTTCTCCTATTAAAAATGACCCTACACCGGGCTACCCCTAAAATCAGCTATACACTAAGGATAGCAGTATAGCTTAAAAGTACCATCAGCTCTATAGAGAAATATTAAAACAAGAGAAACATTTCTCTTCTCTTGTTCTTTCTTCTGTTTCTCGTGTTTCTTTTGGGTCTGCATGGCTGGTTTCGTTATAGCCCGATGATCACTGTATAGAGTCGGACGTCTTGAAAGTATACCCTAAGACCTTCGCGGCGGCTTCGAGTAGGTCTGAGTCGATGCCCGCTGGAGCCGAGACCTGACCCTCGGGACTCAGCCTAGCGCCGAACTGTTTGATGATTTCCATGGCTCGATGCTTGGAGATTCCGCCGACCTCGACGAGCCATCTTGAGTCGGATTTGACGAACCGTAAACCGCCCTCGTATCGGTGAGCGTGGCGGGCGATGAAACGGCCAACAGATCGCCCATTGATTGATCCACGGTTGTCGGCGATTTCAAGCATGGCGTCCTTGAGTGCGGACGTATCTTCGGAGCTGTAAAGCCCGCCGTCGTCGCTGGCTATCTTGATCGCTTCGCCGGTGGTTTTCGCGGACTTGCCGAAGACGGAGTGCCAGGCCTTGAGCAGGGCGGCGAGTTGGCTGGAGACAGGATCGGACTCCTCGATAGATTCGCGGCTATCGCAGGGGTCTGCCATGCCGAGCCAGACGAGCGGCTCGCGGATGAATCGAGACCATTGCTCGAAGCGGCCATAAACCGGAATCTGGACGCTATCGCTGGAAGCCATATAGGACAGGATCACGGTTAGCCCGGCTGCGACGAGTTCGGCTCGTTTACGGGGCACGACCTCGCGCAGGTTGATGTCGTAGGCTCGTTGGTCGGGATGCTCGACACCGGCGTCGATGTAGGACTGGATGGCTCGGGCGCTGAGGTCGCCGCGCATGACGATGTTATTGCCGGTGGCGATCCAGGTCGTCTTGGTCGATACCGCTACGGTGCGCGACATGCCGAGTATGCGCTCCTGCCAGATCGGCTCAGATAGGATGGTGCAGAGCGTGTCCGAGGACAAAGGCTTCTCGACGTTGTCGATACAGATCACGGCTGAGCCTTGCATGAGCAGGGCCAGGTATCGCTTCTTCTCTTCATCCTCGTTCGTCGCCTGGCTGATCATGACCGTCTCGCGCCCGGTTGCCAGGTAGCCGACGACATCGGCCAGCAGCGTCTTGCCTGAGCCCGCTTTTGGTGCGGAGAATGCGAACAAAGGAGCGGCTCGAACGGCGTGCCTGATCAACGGGGTAAGCATGGCAGCAAGAACGGCAGAGCGGCTGGCCTCGTCACGGAAGGGGAAGCCGATCAATATCTTCAGCAGCTTGTCGAGCGCCGCCTTGCCTTCTTCTTTGGTGGGCTTGGCCGGGATCGGCGGGAATGTCACGTCTCCGGTGTCGAAGAACAGCCCGGAGTCGGCATCGTATCCGGGTGTCTGGATCAGCGAGCCATCGGGCCTGAACACGGGCGTCTCGGTGACTCCGGCCAGGTAGGGTGTCGTGCGCCATCCGCCAACGCCTGCTTGGTGAAGACTACGGGCGACATCCTCGGGCGCGTTGATCGGTCGCAGGTCGCCACCGGCTGTCGGCTTGACCCACATCGCTGCTCTGGTGAGAGCGGTGCGCATGGATGATGTCGTCATCGGGTAGATATCGACCGACCCGGCCTCGATTTTGGCTGAGCCGAGCATCTTGGCGGTTTCGAGTCGTCCTAGTGTGACGAGCTGCGCACCGCGAACATATACGCCGCCCGTCGCCTGCCGTCCAGTCCAGGACGATAGTGCTCGCTCTGCATCATCGACGTTATGGGCCAGGGCACCGCCCGAGAATTGGATCAGCGGGAGGTGAGTGGGTTCGCCGTCGTCGTCAGTGGGCGGCGGCTGTGGTTGCCCACCAGGTGGCGGCGGTGGTTGCTGCGCACGGCTACTGCCGAATCCGTCTGCGGCCAGCTTGCGGGTTGAGTCGGTGAAGTTTGCCGCCGAGAGTCCGCCACATTCGAGCGCAGTATATATGGCGTGCGGGGTATAGGACTCGCTTAGGTCGAAGGGTGAAGCGTTACTTGAGAACACGTACAAGAAGCGCTTATCATCGTGCCAGATAGCGGACGCGCCTTTTTTCTTGCCGGGCCTTCGGAGGTGGTACTCGTCGCCGTGCTTGCGCTCGATGGCCCAGCCTTGGGACTGCATCAGGTCGAGAACTGGACCCCGGGCGTTGTAGTCGTCGCCTGGGCGTCCGGTTCCGGTCGGGCCGCTATTTGGGTGGCGTGGCGTCTCGGCTTGCGGCGGTGTCCAGGTATTGAACGAGCGGCAGCAGTCGAATAGAGCTTGGCGTTCTTCGGGCGTGATCTCCGGCGTCGCGGTGATGCGCCCGTGGGCCATTGTGTAGGGATTGCCGGAGACGTGGCAGGCGGCTGGACATCCAGGCGCGAGAACATAGCCGCCGATTCCGCGAGTTTCGATGAGGACCTGGTAATGGTCGTTTGCGTCGGCTTGTCCGGCTAGCTTCTGGTTGCCTTCGATGGCTGAGCAGCGGTAGAAGATATGCCGCCCGCCAGATGGGGTGGCGACCTGCGGCAGACGGTCGAGCAGTCCGGGGCAGGCTTCCTCGATCAGCTCGGCGATCTCCGACCACGGTGCGGCGCGTCCTTCGATGTCGATGACTTCGAGATTGCCGGAAGCCGGGCCGCAGATAATGCCGACGCCGAGACCGTCGAGAAAGTGCTGCTCGACTTCCTCTGTCGTCATGCGCTCGGTCTGGAGCGGTTTCCAGGTGTCGATAGCTGGGCCTTTACTGCCGTCCGCCTTGATGGGAAGAGCCGAGATTCCGGCACGGATGAGGGCGAAGGCGACTTGTTTGGCGGTCATGCTGCCTGCTTATTGCGTGCGGACTCGCTAAGCAGGCGTGCCACGGCTTGGACCATCGTGCAGGCCCATTCGGCGGCTTTGATTCGGATGTAGCGGTGCGTCGGACCATCGACGCTGATGAGTATCTTGGTCATCTTGGATGGCATAGGTTCGCTAGTATAACAAATTACAACACGGGAAGGCGAGCCTCGGAATAAGTCGTGCGAAACCAGGACCGCCGCTGCTTCCACGCTCGCCAATACTGCTCGTTGCGCATGTAATGGCCGTAGGTCGTGAAGCGGTCCGTGGTCGGGATGGTGAGGTATTCGGCCCAGGTGAGGGTCATCAGAACCCCCACCGCCCGGCGCAGATCGGTCCGATGCCGCGCTCGATGCTTTCCTTCACGATCAGTTGACGACCGCAACAGGCGCAGATGCCGTTGACCCATTTCCACCTCATCGCAGGTTCACCACGGCCCTGGAAACCTCTCGTTCTAGCTGCTTGACTTCTCCCGGTTGCAGCACGTACTCGGCAAACGCAAGCGGAAGTTGAGAGGCTAGAGATTGGCGCATCGTGATCTGGAGTCGGACCAGCCCGTAGGTATCCGGCTCTTCAAACTCGAAGCGGATGTGTAGGTCGGCGGTGCGGCTCATTTCTTGGCCACCTTCCTCGGTCGCCCGCGTCCCGGCCTGTTGATGACAGCCGGACGGTTGAGGTCTGACTCAAGGACCAGGAAGCCCGCCGAGGTCTTGCGAGCGGGTATGGTGCCCTTGCGGATAAGGTCAAGCACGGCACGTGGTCCGGTCTTGAGGATTGCTGCGGCCTCGGCCACGGTGATGATGTTTTTGGTGGTCATGTTTCTGCTCCTTACTTAGTTGCTGTGCCCGCTGCCCTTGCATCGGTAGCAATGCTCAACCGCGCCAGACTTGCCAGGAACCGCGCCCGTGCCCTTGCATGTTCGGCAGCAAGTTACTGCCCTGGCGCTGATCTCGTAGCCCTTCTCAAGTCGCCCGTCGATGGTCTGGGCGAAGGCCACGGCCCGTC